GGTCTTTGTTGATTGCCTTCATCACCGCGTTTACTTCATCTTCGACGCCAAGTTGTTTAGAAAGCGCACTAACTGCCATGCCAGCCAAAGGGCCACCCAGCGCAGTTGCAATACCGGGCGCAAAGCCTTTAACCATCGCGATAAGATCATCCATTTCCACCCCTCGTATATATGGCCCACACTAATACGGCGATAACAATCACGCCGGATAAAACAGAAACCATAATCAAAATACCGTTAATCCACGCCCAGATCATTTGTTTGCGCTTGTATCTAGCTAGTGCTTCAGCCTTGACCGCTGCATCTCGTTTGCGCTTTGCATCAGCTTGAAACTGCAACCAATCGTCCCACAACCCCGCCCGCCCGCAGTAGATCATCAGCTCTTGCAGTTCTTTTTCGTTCTGTTTGATAGCCTCTAATGCAAAAAACGCCTCTGAGTCTGAACCTGATTGACCGGCTTTCTTAGCTATCGCCGCTTTGTTGTCAAAGAAACTGAAAAGATGCTGCCCCGCTGCCATGATGTCCCCACCATTGGCTACGGTTTCTTTAATAACCGCAAAGGCAGCGTTGGCTATGGCAAGTTCGGCTAGCATCTACTCTCTTTATGGGGTTACAGGCCACTCAATAGTCAAAGGGAAGCCAGTTTGTGCAGTTATATCACGCAATGCTTGGCGGTAAGTGGTAAACGCCACGGGAATGTCTGCACTGGTTTCAAACGATTTTACAGCAACCCAATCACAATCTAATAGCAGTTTATCGCGCTTTGCTCTAGCAGTAGAAGCATAGTCCTCTAACACCTCAGCATAGCGGTCAGGGTCATTCTCTTGCATAGTCTGCAAATGTGACACGCCTTTAACTACGGCTGTGCCGTCCCATGTGCAAGCGTAGTCTCGCCAGTCTGCAGGTAAGGTGTCGGTGGTGATAACTTGTGCATTGGCGCTGTTCATGTCTAGCGCAATGATGTCATCGGCGACAAGCCTGTCTGTAAGAAGCACATCTGCCCCATCACTAAAAGCGTACTTGACCTGATTGTTTGATACAACGATTTTCATATTAACCTTTCACTAAAAGTTCTGTTGCTGATACTGCTTTGCCAGCATAGGTGTTGGTGGCTGTTGCTGTCAACGTGCCATCGTCATTGACGTAGTAAAGCGTGTCGGGTGTTAGCCCTGTTTGGCTTTCGTTTATGCCAGCAACTGTTGTAACCGTTACGGCATCGGTGTCTGACACCGCCTGCGTTGATAGGCCAATGTAAGAGGGAGCATTGGTAGATGCTGTCTGGAATACTACGCTTGTGCCGTAATTTGAATTGCCTTCGTCTTTGTACGCTATAACTACTTTATTACTGTTACTGTCAAATGCTGTTGAAATCCTAGAAGTAATAGCACTTTCAAAAACAACAGGTGTGCCGAAGCTAATCGATGTGCCGCTTACAGTTCCAATTATTACCGTCCCGTAATTAGTATTAGTCACGTCTCGGTAAGCAATAATTATTTTTTTACTATTGGCATCAAATGTGGCTGAAATAAAAGTTGTGTCTGCACTTTTAAACACAACCGGCGTCCCGAAACTGATAGACGTGCCGCTAACAGTGCCTACAATTACTGTGCCATAACTTAAATTACCCTCGTCTCTGTACGCTACAACTACCTTGTTGCTGTTACTGTCAAATGTTGCTGAAATGTATTCGGTCTGAGCTGCTTCAAATACCACCGCTGTGCCAAAGCTAATACTTGTTCCGCTTACAGTACCTACAACGGTTGTGCCGTAGCTGCTGTTGCCAAGGTCGCTATATGCAATAACTACCTTGTTATTAGTAGAGTCGAATATTGCTGAAGTATCAACTGTGCTAGCACTTTCAAAAACAACAGGTGCGCCAAAACTTATGCTAGTACCAGATACTGTACCTACAATCGCCGTGCCGTAGTTGGAGTTGCCCTCGTCTCGATACGCAATAACTACTTTGTTGCTGTTGGAATCGAATACGGTTGACACATCGTGACTAGCAGCACTCTCAAATACAACAGGAGTACCAAAAGTAATAGAAGTTCCACTGACAGTGCCAACAACGGCTGTTCCGTAGCTAGAATTTCCATAGTCTAGATATGCTATTACTACTTTATTACTGTTGGAATCAAACGTGGCTGAAATATTAATGCTAAGGGCACTCTCAAAAACAACAGGAGTACCAAAAGTAATAGAAGTTCCACTTACTGTACCTACCACTGCTGTGCCGTAGCTTGAATTACCGTTATCTCTATATGCAATAACTACCTTGTTATTAGTAGAGTCAAATGTGGCCGATATGTGATCAGAGTTTGCACTTTCAAATACAACAGCGCTACCGACAGCCTGATCTACACCCACAACTACACTCACAGTGCCATCAGCGTTAATGCCTACTGTGGCTCCGTTGCCAATAGAGCCGCTTGCCACAAAGCCAGTAGCACCCCCCAACACTGGGAACGTATTACCAGCGCCTGTTAAGTCTTTATTGGTTGGTGCTTGTGTGCCAGCCGCTGTCAGCACATTGCCCGGCGTTACTAAAGTTGATAGTGTTGTCATGTTATCCTCTCACTAGAAGTTTTGTAGATGCCAACGCTCGGCCTGCATAGGTGTCTGTAACGGCTGTTGTTAGGTCGCCGTTGTCAGCAACGTAGTAGAGTGAGGCAGCAGTTAGCCCTGTGATGTCTTCATTGACGCCCCCAATAATTGTTACGTCTACAGGATCGGTGTCAGTTACAGTTTGTGTTGATAGACCGACAAAGTCTGGGGCGTTGGTGCCTTCGTTTTGGAATACCACGCTTGTTCCATAACTAGAGTTACCATCATCCCTATAAGCAATAACTACCTTCTGGGCGTTAGCGTCATATACTGCTGATATGTAGTTACTATTAGCACTTTCGAATACAACAGCAGTGCCAAAGCTAATTGATGTACCGCTTACAGTTGCAAATATTGCTGTTCCGTAATTAGAGTTACCAACATCCGTATAAGCAATAACAACCTTCTGGGTGTTGGCGTTATATGTTGCTGACACCCAGTTACTAACAGCACTCTCAAATACAACAGCAGTGCCAAACGATATGCTTGTGCCGCTTACAGTACCTACAATCGCAGTACCATAACTAGAGTTGCCAGCATCCGAATAAGCAATAACTACCCTCTGGGTATTAGCATCATATACTGCTGATATGTAGCCACTACTAGCGCTTTCGAATACAACAGCAGTGCCGAAGCTAATACTTGTGCCGCTTACAGTCCCTACAATAGCTGTGCCATAATAAGAGTTACCATCATCCCTATAAGCAATAACTACCTTCTGGGCGTTAGCATCATATGTTGCTGATATGTAGGTACTAGCAGCACTTTCAAATACTACAGCAGTGCCGAAGCTAATACTTGTACCACTTACAGTACCTACAATCGCGGTGCCATAATTAGCGTTACCAACATCCCTATAAGCAATAACTGCCTTCTGGGCGTTAGCATCATATGTTGCTGACATTAAGTAACTACTAGCGCTCTCAAATACAACAGCAGTGCCGAAGCTAATTGATGTGCCGCTTACAGTTCCTACAATAGCAGTGCCATACTCAGAGTTACCAGCATCCGTATAAGCAATAACAACCTTTTGGGCGTTAACATCATATGTTGCTGATATGTAGTAGGTAGTTGCACTCTCAAATACTACAGGTGTGCCAAAGCTAATACTTGTACCTGAAACAGTACCTACTATTGCTGTTCCATAACCAGAGTTACCACCATCCCTATAGGCAATAACTACCCTCTGGGCGTTAGAGTCATATACTGCTGACATGTAGGTACTATTAGCACTTTCAAATACAACAGCAGTACCTGCACTTTCAGGCACACCAGCAACTACACTCACTGTGCCATCGCTATTCAACACCACTGTATCGCCTGTGGAAATTGCACCGCTTGCTACAAAGCCCTGAGTGCCTGTGGCTGGAAACGTGTTGCTAGCTGCTGTTAAGTCTTTGTTTGTCAGCGTCTGCGTGTTGCCAACAGTGGAGACATTACCAGCTAGGGTTGAGAGTGTTGTCATTGCTGTACCAGTATAGATGTTGTAGACAGCGCACGTCCTGCCAATACGCCTGTGTCGCTTGTGCTTAGTGTGCCGTCATCACTGACGTAGTAGGAGGTTCCAGCAGTTAGCCCAGTCTGCTCAGTGTTTTCAGCGCTAAGGGTGTTGATTGAGACAGGGTTGGTGTCAGTGCCAGCCTCTGCCGCAAAGCCTATGAACGATGGGGCGTTGGTGCCTTCGTTTTGAAATACCACGCTTGTTCCATAACTAGAGTTACCACCATCCCTATAAGCAATAACAACCTTCTGGGCGTTAGCGTCATATGTTGCTGATATGTAGATACTACTAGCGCTTTCAAATACAACAGCAGTGCCAAAGCTAATACTTGTGCCTGCTACAGTTCCAACAATAGTTGTACCATAATTAGAGTTAGCATCATCCTTATAAGCAATAACTACCTTCTGGGCGTTAGCATCATATGTTGCTGATATCCAGTTACTATCACCACTTTCAAATACTACAGCAGTGCCGAAGCTAATAGACGTGCCTGCTACAGTCCCAACAATTGCAGTGCCATAATTAGAGTTGCCAGAATCCTTATAAGCAATAACTACCTTTTGGGCATTAGCGTCATATACTGCTGATATGTAGACACTAGTAGCGCTTTCAAATACAACAGCAGTGCCAAAGCTAATACTTGTGCCGCTTACAGTTCCTACAATAGCTGTACCATAATCAGAGTTACCATCATCCTGATAAGCAATAACTACCTTCTGGGCGTTAGAGTCGTAGGTTGCTGATATGTACTCACTAAGAGCGCTCTCAAATACAACAGCAGTGCCGAAGCTAATCGATGTGCCGCTCACAGTCCCTACAATAGCAGTACCATAATAAGAGTTACCATCATCCCTATAAGCAATAACAACCTTCTGGGCGTTAGCATCATATGTTGCTGATATGTGGCTACTACCAGCACTTTCAAATACTACAGCAGTGCCGAAGCTAATTGATGTACCACTTACAGTCCCTACAATAGCTGTACCATAATAAGAGTTACCAACATCCTGATAAGCAATAACTACCTTCTGGGCGTTAGAGTCATATGTTGCTGATGCGAATTGACTATTAGCGCTCTCAAATACAACAGCAGTGCCGAAGCTAATTGATGTACCAGCTACAGTACCTACAATCGCTGTACCATAACCAGAGTTACCCTCATCCCTATAAGCAATAACAACCTTCTGGGCATTAGCGTCATATGTTGCTGATATGCCTTCACTATTAGCGCTCTCAAATACAACAGCAGTTCCTGCACTTTCAGGCACACCAGCAACTACGCTCACAGTGCCATCGCTATTCAACACCACTGTATCGCCTGTGGAGATTGCACCGCTTGCTACAAAGCCCTGAGTGCCTGTGGCTGGAAACGTGTTGCTAGCTGCTGTTAAGTCTTTGTTTGTCAGCGTCTGCGTGTTGTCAACAGTGGAGACATTACCAGCTAGGGTTGAGAGTGTTGTCATTGCTGTACCAGTATAGATGTTGTAGACAGCGCACGTCCTGCCAATACGCCTGTGTCGCTTGTGCTTAGTGTGCCGTCATCACTGACGTAGTAGGAGGTTCCAGCAGTTAGCCCAG